AATGTAAGTTATCATAAACATTAACGAAAGGAATAAAATGAGTATAGCATTAGTAAAGACCGAAAACCAAGTAGTAAAAACAAATTCACTTCCAGATTTTTTTATTGGAATGATTGGGAGAGAAAAGTTTATTTGTGCTTGGACTAAAAATAATGGCGACTTTAGAACTGGTTCATTTGATTTAAAAAGAAGAAAAAGATGGACTACTGCAGAGGGAGTAAAAAAGAAAGTATCTAAAGGTAAGCCAAAAAGACAAATAGCAGAATGGGTATTTGACACATACTGTGTTGTCTTTGACTTAGATAAAAAAGATTACAGGAGAATTACTTACAACACAATAAAATATTTAGAAGTAGGTAAAGTAAAGTATCTTGTAGATGTAAAAGTTAATGGTGACGTTACTAGAACAATGGAACTTAAACCATTGCATCGCACAATCAAGTCTAGTTAACTTGACACAATATACCAATATGGTATAATGTAATAATACAGGGAGAGGTTTCGCCGTAAGTCGTATTCTTAGACCCTTCGCAGTATCAAAGTCGATTACTCCCTGTATTCTTAGAGTTTCCCATTATCAAAGCTAGGTAATGGGAGAGGGTAAAAGTGTTATTTAATAACTACTCTGTAGGAGTGATTCTTACCCTGCATTATTATGATTTCAAGACCTTACAGGTCTGTACCATTATAATATTTATTGTCGAGGTGGATAAGGTCGGTTATGTAGGCAATGCAAAAGGGGAATATCGTGGTGCCGTTCTATCGGCGAATAGTTAAATGTTTCTTTCAATGTAAAACAGCCACTTAACTTACTTTTAGAAAAAGGAGAAAAAAATGAAAGCAAGTGAAAACGAAAGGATTATGACATTCGTTAATGATATGTCATTTCCTACTGACTATGTTCCACTAACTTCTCATACATTTAATGAGGATACTCATAGTGAAGAAGTGTTAGAGCAGATACCTGTGGAACAAGCAAAGGCTTTATATCGTACTGATACAAACCCTTGGACTAGACTAGATATACATACTGCAGGTAAATCCAAAAGAAAGTATTCTGGTCAAACTACTCTAGATGGAGTGGCGAAAGATGAAATAACATATCAGCTTGTACCTAATAGTACATTCCTGTCTACTGTTGTTAGGTCTTTAGATGATGCTCAAATAGATACAAGTAATGTAAAGATTACAAATAACTTGTATGATAAAACAGGTGCATCTTTTTGGACTTCATTCGCCTTTCCAAAATATCGTGTGGATATTAAAACAAGTAATGGCACAGTTAGAACACAAAATGCTCGTGTTGATATGAGAAGTTCATATGACAGGACACAGCGATTGATGTATGACTGTGGCTTTTATGACTTCTTATGTTTGAATGGTCAAGTAAGTGGTAAAATATTTATGTCTTATGTGCATAAGCATACAACAGGCTTAGATATTATAAAACTGCAAGAGACTATTTATAAATCTATTAAGTCATTGCCTAGTATTGCTGAAGAATATAATATGTGGGCAAATAAAGAAATTAGTGATTTTGTCGCTAAAAGAATAATTCGTAAAACTATGGCTGAGAGAATGTCTAAAACAGTAGATGCTATCAATAACAAAGTTGAAGAATTGTTTGAGATATATCAAAATGAAGTCAATGTCACAGGTGCAAATCTATTCTCATTATATCAAATGGGTACATGGGTTTCTACACATGGCTTGACGCAGGATAGAACTAAAAGGCTAACTGCCTCTCTCAAGGATAAGTATCGTAATCATGTTGTGTTTATGATACAGCATCCAGAATGGAAGGAGGCTATACATAATTCATAATCGTTTTAATTCATTTTTTCGATTATGATATTTGATACTGTGAAAGTGGATAAAACCGCCACCGACTAGTGTTCCGATAGACACTTTAAAATCGAGGTCAGTATTAAATTAACCCTCTACTAGAAATAGTAGGGGGTTTTTTTTGGTCTTGACAAAAAAGTAAATTCATGCTATATACTCTGCTTGGGGCTGACTAATGCATTGTGGAATATTACTGGTAGTAAAGGAAGTGTTCTATTAGGAAGATGGCAGTAACGTTATACACGAAGGGTGGGGTGTATAGCAGATTGAGGGAAATATGGATTATAATTATCAAGTAAAAGTAATAAATGGAATGTCGGTGCAACCAGATACAGATGTAAGAATTGATTGCCCATTTTGCTCACACAACAAGACATTCACATTAAAAAATATTGATGGCAAAATTATGTGGAATTGTTTTTATGCATTATGTAATGCAAAGGGAATGATTTCTCGTGATATGTCGCCAGAAGAGTTAAAAAATTATTTAAGTGCGTCAGATGACGCAGTGGAACTATCGCCCAAAATAGAGTGTGACTTTAAATTACCCCACCACTTTACTTCAGTGCATTCTAATGCTCGTTGCCTAGAATATATTAAACAAAATAATTGTTATACAGCTATGAAAAAAGGTCTTGCTAAAATTATGTATGACCCAAAACAAGACAGGGCTGTATTTGTAATTAAAGAACAAAATAAAGTGGTTGGTGCAGTAGGCAGAGCAATATTATCAAGTACATATCCTAAATGGTTTGTCTATGGAAAAAAATCAAATCCATTTATTTGTGGCACACATAAGACTGCAGTTCTTGTAGAAGATTGTGCCAGTGCCTGTGCTGTCTCTAGTGTTATAACTGGAGTAGCATTATTAGGTACATCCTTATCTGAACAATACATCCCCCATCTTAAAAAATATAATGAAGTGTTAGTTGCTCTTGATAGAGATGCAACAGCCAAGTCATTTGACATAGCTAGTAAGTTGTGCTATACTATACCTAGTAAAGTTGTTATGTTAGATGATGACTTAAAATATTATAATGAAGAGAAAATTAAGGAGATACTACAATGACATATGTAGATGAATACAAAATACAAACTATTGGTTCTAAATGGAACAAGGGAAAAGAGAAAAAAAATCAAGTTCTGACAGAGCTTAAATCAGATAATGGTATAGACATAAAAAGACTTTCCAGATTCATTGACGAATATGAAGATACCTTAACAGGGTGTTGTACTGATTGTAAAATAACTGTAGAATTTATAGAAAGAAGGTAAGAAGTGAATATATTTTTTCTATCTAAATATCCAAATGAATCTGCACAGTATCTATGTGATAAGCATATACCAAAAATGTTTTTAGAAACTTGTCAGATGTTATCTACTGCTGTTCAAAGGCATAGAGGTTTAGTTAAAGGCTTATACAAACCTGCCTACTCTAACCATCCTATGACAAAATGGGTAGGAGATACCCATGCTAATTTTGAGTGGGCAATGAAACACGCCATGGAAATAGAAAAAGAATACAAAGTAAGGTTTGAAAAAACACACAAGTCTGGAAGGATACTAACTCAAATACTTGAAAACTTTTACTTTTATGATATACCAAAGGGAGATAAATTTATATCTCCACCTCAATGTATGCCAGATGAATACAAACATAAAAATTATGTAACTGCGTATCGTAATTATTATAAAGGGGCAAAAAGATATTTTGCTAAATGGGAGAGAGGTAGAAATGAGCCTAAGTGGTTTTAAAAAGTTAAAGACAAGATTGAGACACTTGAAGAAACGTCTTGATAAGAAAGCATTGCGAGACCCTCGTACAGTAAGGGAATATGCATTGCGTAATAAATGGGAAAGAGTTCGATTTATTTTAATAAAGAGATATGGAGATGAAATATAATATGGAAGATGAGCACATATGCTGTCCTTCTTACCCTAACTGTGAGGAGGCTGTTCTTGGTTGCATAGTGCAACAAGGAATAAATAATGTAGAATGGTACGGACACAAGGATACTGATGATAAAAACAAAAGCAAATAAAAAGTTTGATATTGATTTGAAGTATGGTCAAATAAGAGAAGACCATATTTCAGCCATGTTCAAAGATAAGAAGATAGAAGTAAAGACTGAAAGGGATTGGTGGTATAAAACAGGTAATATAGCATTAGAGTATGAATGTAATAATAAACCTAGTGGTATTAATGCTACTCAATCAGACTACTGGATTCAAATATTAGCAAAAGGAGATGAGAACCATTGTATGTTAGTATTTGAAGTTAGCAAACTAAAAGAAATAGTTGAGAAACACAAAGAGAAATATACACGAATGGTAGGAGATAGGAATGCATCTAAATGTGTTATATTACCTATTAAAAAATTATTTGAAAAGGAGGCTATCGGCATAGAGTAACTTGACTACAAAATGAAATGAACTTTTTAAAGGACAAAATATGGAAAAGCAATTAATAAATCTTCTTTTGAAGAAAGACTTTTATAGTAAGAACAAGTCTAAAATTGGCAAAACAGTTTTTACTAATGGAGTGGGTAGCTTTTATGATACGATAAAAAAAGCCCATGAAAAATATCCAGATAATGATTTGGAGATAGATGAAGTTTCTGCATTACATACAGAGGTGTATAATCCTGCATTAACTAGAGCATCTAAAATAAACTTTGTCAATTTGATTGACGAAATAAAGAGTGAGAAGTTGCCCAACAAAGATGTGGCAAAAGACATTCTAGATTCTATGTACAAAAAAAGTGTTGCACATAGGATTGCTCTTGAGGCAACTAATATTTATAATGGTGGTGACGCAAGTTTTCTTACTATAAAAAATTACGTTGATGAGATTGAAAATGAAGTGGAAGAAATAGAAGGGAGTGTGACAGATGATATTGAAGAACTTATCAAAGAACTTGATGAGGATACTCAATATTCTTTTGGTGACATACCAGATTTGAGAAGGTTAGTTAAAGGTGTCGGTAAAGGTAATCTTATGATTGTATTTGCTAGACCAGAGACAGGAAAAACTGCCTTTTGGGTTAGTTTAGTCGCAAATCGGAATGGATTTGCCTCTCAAGGAGCCAAGGTTCATGCTTTAGTCAATGAAGAACCTGCAATTAGGACTCAAATGAGACTAATAAGTTGTTGGACAGGCATGACAAAAGAAGAAATAACAAAAGATATTTCTTTAGCAACAGAAAGGTGGAATCAGATAAAATCAAATGTAAAAATAATTGATACAGTCAATTGGGATTTAGACCAAATTGATGCTTACTGTGATGTTAATAAACCAGATATTGTTATTGTTGACCAATTAGATAAGATTGGTGTTCGTGGTAACTTTGCAAGAACAGATGAAAAACTTCGTGCAATATATACAGGAGCAAGAGAAGTAGCAAAAAGACATGACTGTTGTATCATAGCAATATCCCAAGCATCTGCAGAGGCACAGGGTAGGGCTGAATTAACATTTGATATGATGGAGAACTCCAGAACAGGAAAGGCGGCAGAGGCTGATTTAATAATTGGCATAGGCCAACAAAATGTAGTGGATTCCGAGGCAGTTTTAAGAACTCTATGTGTATCTAAAAATAAAATAACAGGATGGCATGGAAGAATAGATTGTGAAATTAACCCACTTTTATCGAGGTATGTAGGATGATAACAGTAGTAGATGTAGAAACTAGTTTTGTAACTGGAGTAAATGGTAAGTCAGACCCTTCTCCTTTTGATTCTAGAAATAAATTAGTAAGTGTAGGTATCAATGATGAGTATTTATTTTTTCATCACGATGAAAGAAGTGATACAGGTGCTTACAGAAGAGTACAAGATATTTTAGATAAGACCACATTATTAATTGGTCACAATTTAAAATTTGATTTAGCATGGCTGTATGAAGTAGGGTTTACATATACAGGAAAAGTATATGATACTATGATTGCAGAGTATGTTTTACAAAGAGGTGTAAGAAAAGCTTTATCCTTAAAAGAATGTTGTGTTAGAAGAAATCTAAGTAGAAAGTCAGATGCAACAGAAGACTTTATGAAACAAGGTATTTCATTTGAAATGATTCCGGCCAAAATTGTAGAGGAATATGGAAGACAGGATATAACTGTTACTAGAGAACTCTACCACTCACAAGTAGATGATTTTAAAAAAGCAGATGGGATTAATCTTATTCCTACAGTTAAGATGATGAATGAATTTTTAATGGTCTTAACTAAAATGGAAATGAATGGTATTGAAATAAACTTACAAGATTTAAGTGATGTAGAAATGCAATTCAAACAAGAATATGATGAGCTAAGAGAACAAATTGATACAATGATATGGGAACGAATGGGAGATACAAGAATTAATCCTGCAAGTCCAGAACAATTATCATGGTTAATTTATGGTTTGCGTGTTGTTGATAAAAAGAAATGGGCTGAAGCTTTTAATATAGGAATAGACCCTTATACTAAAAGACAAAAGAAAAAGCCTAATTTAAGTAGGTCACAATTTGCCAAAATGGTATCTCAAATGACTGAACCTTTGTATAAAACAAGGTCTCATCAATGTGTAACTTGTAGTGGCACAGGTAAAATACAGAAGATAAAGGTAAATGGAGAGCCATATAAAAATTTAAGTCCATGTAATTCTTGTGGTGGTGCAGGTATTATATATGAAGAAACAAAAGCAGAGGCAGGATTTAGAGTAAGACCTTCTTTTGCATCTGATGTTTCAGAGGGTGGATTTAAAACTGATAGGATAACCTTACAAAAGCTTAATTCAACAGAAAATGAAGAGTTAAATGCATTTGTACAGGCTATCACTAGATACAATGCATTAGAAACATACCTTCATACTTTTGTAGATGGTATAAAAAATCATTGTAGTAGCAATGGTAAACTACATCCTAAATTTATGCAGTGTGTAACAGCAACAGGTAGGCTATCCAGTAGAGACCCTAACTTCCAAAATCAACCTAGAGGAAAGACATTTCCTATTCGTAAGGTAGTACAATCTAGATGGGATAAAGGCAAGATACTTGAAATGGATTTTGCTCAACTTGAATTTAGAACTGCTGTCTTTCTTGCACAAGATAAACAAGGGATAGCAGATATACAAAATAAAGTGGACATCCATCAATTTACAGCAGATGTAATTGGTGTTTCTAGACAAGAGGCAAAGGGTCATACCTTTAAACCTCTCTATGGTGGTATGTCTGGTACAGATGCAGAAAAAAAATATTATAAAGAGTTTCTGGTGAAGTACAAAGACATTGCTAAATGGCATGATAAATTGCAAAGTGATGCTATTAATTATAAAGTAGTATCTCTACCAACAGGAAGAGAGTATTCCTTTCCTTATGCAAAGAGAATGCCTTGGGGTGCATCGTCTAGTGCAACTCAAATAAAAAATTATCCTGTTCAAGGTTTTGCTACAGCAGATATTGTTCCTTTAACTTGTATTGCTATAGATAAACTATTTGTACAAAATGAAATGAAAAGTCTTTTGATAAATACTATACATGATTCTGTACTTGTAGATGTACATCCAAGTGAAGAGCAAAAAGTAATTAGCTTAGTAAAAGAAGGAGCAGGTAAAGTAATACCAATGATGAAAGAATATTATGATATTGATTTCAATGTGCCTCTTGACAATGATGTTAAGATAGGCTATGATTGGTTAGATATGGAGGAAGTATGATAACAAGTATCTTACTCGGATTTATTTTAATTACATTATGTGCTATTGCAGGTATGATATTTGTAATAGGTAGAATATTAGATGAAAGGCTAAAGTAATGGGTGCAATGAAATGGTTTATGATGGGTGTTCAAGATTTAATAGACCCAAATAAAACAGAAGAAGAAAACTATACCATGAATAAGGATAATAAGGTTCTTGTTCGTGGAGAAAAATTTAGTATAACAAAAGATGATATATCTTATGCTTATGCTCAAACAAAAAATGAGGGGGAAGATGTTTAATACTATGGTAGTAGGAGACTTATTTGAAGAAACAGATGATTGGGTTAATGATGAAGAGGCTCAAACGTTTACACAGATTGAGGACTTAATTAGGGAGTTTATTGTTAATAATGGTAAAAGACCTACAAAATTATATGTAAGTGACAGTGAGGATAATCAAAGTTATTTATTATGGTTTGGTAAATCATTCAATTTGGAAACAGAACGGACAAAAAAAGCAACATATTTAGAATAATTTTCTTGACAAATTCTAAAAATTATGCTAGAACAAATTAACAATAAGGAGGTATCTATGACTGATACTCAAGTGACTAACTTTGAAAAATTATCCACTTCTCAAATCATGGAAATGATAGGTCAAGAAGGAGGACAATCATCTTCAACAGGCTTACCTAGATTAACAATAAATAGGCAACCAGAAGATGATGATGGTAACAAAATACCGATGGGAACATATGGTGTTTATGATTCTGGAATAGAGTCGATGGTTTATGGTAAACCTGCTATCTTTAGACCCTTTATAAATTCATTTCAGTTTATGGAATATGATACAGAACAAAATAAGTTTTCTAAACGTTCTGTTATATTTAAGAACTGGAAAGATGAGGCAATAGATACAAGTGGGGGAACTCGCTGTGGTAAAGTACCTTTTAAAGAGAGGGATAAGTTATCTAAAGCTGAATTAGAAATGCAGAAAAACATAAAATGCTACAGGCTTGTTTATGGAACAGTAAGCATGGAAGGTCAAAATGCAGAGGGCAATCCAGTATCTATTAAGCACAAACCTGTATTATGGAGAGTGACAGGAAGTAACTTCACACCTGTTGGAGAGGCTATGCAAAGTCTTAAAAATAGAAAGAAGTTAATGTTTAATCATACTCTATCTCTTGAAACAGATAAAAGAAAAGCAGGTTCTACAGTATACTATGTTTCATCTATAAAAGTAAATCAAGATGAAGTTACGTTTACTAAGGAAGACATGGACTTAATGCAAAAGTTTCAAGATATAATTACTACAGAAAATGAAGAGATTGTTGGGCTTTGGAAAGAGGCCAATAAAACTAAAATAAGTCAAGACGATACTGATACTGCTGATACTGTTTCGGCAATAGAAGGTAGTCCTTTCGAGGTTAAAACTGCCTAGTCAGATATTACAAAAGGTTCAGTCGTTCCTCAAAAGGGCAACAGATGATTCTGTTGAAATCTCTGAGGAACTGATTGAGCAGTTTGGTGAAGATTGTAAAGAAGCTATTCGTAAACAGTTTACACAAAAAAGAGAAAGTAAATTTAGAACCAGAATGTCCAATGCAGGAAGACCCCTATGCCAACTGCAAATGGAAAAGAAAGGTATCAAAGGAGAGGGGCAACCTTATAATAATAAAATGAGAAATAGTTTCGGTGATTTAATTGAGGCACTTTCTGTTCTTGTATTAAAAGCATCCGATGTAAATGTTAATTCAACTCAAAAAGGAGTAACCTATGACGTAGCTAACACCAAAATTGATGGTACATATGACATTGAAATTGATAATACTATATACGATATTAAAAGTGCTTCCCCTTGGGCTTTCGAAAATAAATTCGGAGACAATGGGGGATTTAGTTCTATAGCAGAAGATGACCCTTTTGGGTATATGTCGCAAGGTTACTTATATGCTGAGTCTGAAAAGAAAAGATTTGGTGGGTGGATTGTTGTTAACAAAAGTACGGGTGAATGGTTAGTAACAGAAACTCCTAAAGATGATGAAGAATATAAAAATAAATCTTTAAATACCGCAAAAGAAAACTTCAATGCTCTAGAGGAGGACAAACCCTTTAGACGATGCTACAGCGATGTAGCAGAGACTTTTAGAAAAAATCCAACAGGAAATAGAATATTGGGAGTTACTTGTAGCTTCTGCCCATATAAGTTTCCTTGTTGGGGTTCTAATAAGTTGCAGTATCTCCCTCAACAGCAGTCTAAAGGGAAAAGTCCTCGTTGGTCTTACTATACTGAATTAAAAAATCCTAGAGTAGAAGATGAGAACTAGTAGTAGAAAAGCTAAAGGGAGAAGGTTACAAAACTGGGTTCGTGATGAACTACTTGCCTTGTTTACTGAATTTACTGATGAAGATATTTATTGTGCGATAATGGGAGAGAGTGGTGCTGATGTAAAATTTTCTCCCCAAGCACAAAAAGTAATTCCATATTCTGTGGAATGTAAAAACAAAGAAACTTTTAAAGGTATATATGACATAATGAAACAAGCAGAGAGTAATACTAAGATAAATCAAATACCATTAGGTATAATAAAAATGAATAACTTTCAGCCTCTAGCTATTATTGATGCTAAAGTATTATTTAAAATGATGAGGGAAAATGTCAGAGGATAAAATAAAATTAAAAGACTCAGTTAGATTATTTGTTTCTCCTGCAGACAATGGATTTGCTTGTGGAGTAATAGAAGATGAATGGATGTATACAGATGAAGGTTATTTTTGTTCTGTTATAGCAAGAGGAATGATGAAGATAGCTTGTGATAACCCACAAGATGTTTTTGAAGAAGGGTTAGAAGGTTTTAGATTAGATTTAGAATATAAAAAATCTATAGAAAATACAAAATCAAATGGTACAGATGTACTTGAAGATAATAAAGTTATAAATATTGTTCCCTTTATAAATAAAAAAAAATTAAATTAATGTATTTAGAATTTTGGCAATGGTGGTTATTGTCTATGGTAACAATTAATACAGTAATTAATAGTATTGTATTTGTAGTAGGTCGTAAATTTAAAAAGGAAAAAAAATGATAAGTACAAAAGATTTTTTATCTCATGCCATTAAACTAGTAGGTGGAGATAGGCAAAAAGATTATGGTGACAAAGTAGAAAACCATAATAACATAGCTAAGTTATGGTCAGCATACTTAGATATACCTGTAACAGCACATGATGTAGCAATATTAATGTCACTACTAAAAGTAGCTCGTACTAAATTAGGAGCAGTTAGTAAGGATACTTATGTTGATATGTCAGCTTATAGTGCCATAGCAGGAGAAATTAAATTTAAGGAGAAATAAAATGTCAGAAAAAAATGTAGCTTATATTATGACAGAGGAAGTTAGGAGTGTAGTATTAAAATATATGTATACACGACCCTATCAAGAAGTAGCACAGGGTATTGCTGTGTTAATGCAACTACCTAAATTAGACCCAAAGATAAGTCCAGACTTTATAAAAGATACTTCTAAGTCTAAAAATGAAAAAAGCTAACCTGTTTTCCCTACAGGTTGCTGTAAGAGAAGACGGAAGGTTAGCTTTTGATTATGATTATGTTAAGCCAGATGTTTTTATTAAAACATTAAATGAAATGTATCCAGAATTTGAAAATACATATACACTGGCTTCTATTGTTCGTTTATGTATTGATAATTCAGAATACTTATCTTCTGAATTAATTAAGTTAGGAAGGGTGACTTAGGCTTTTGCCATGTGGTCACTTAATTCTTTTGCTCTGTTAGGTGTTTGTTTTGCCCATCTTGAGTCGAGCATTTCTATACTTGCTTTAGTATAGTCTCTATTTTGTAAAGCTTTAATCATATTTTTAAATTTTCCTACTCCAGAATATCCCATTTGAAATATCATTTCACATAATATTTCTTTAGCATCATCTGAAATAGAACGTAGATTATTTACTTCACAAAACTGTACCATAAGATTCCAACCTTTCTCAAAGTCTTTATCAAATAAAGCCTCTAATTCTTCTTTTGGATATGCCTTACCTTCTATGAATTTATCTTCGTGTACAATGAGGTGGCCATATCCTATGGTTTTTTTATTTAAGGTATCTAAATATATTGTATCTCTAAATCCTTCGTGAATCTTAATTTTTTCTTTAAGTGTATCTTTAGACATTAGTTTCCTAGTGGGTTGCTATTAAGTTCTTTAACTTCTTGAATTAAAACATCCTGTAATTCATTTTCTTTTTTAACTACAGCAACATCCTTACTTAATTCTTCAATATCTTCTTCTAATTCCCATGCATACTCTTCTAATTCTTTAAGAGCTTCATAAATAGGTTTTGTGTTAGCAGGTTTAGGTAACATAGCTATTTGTTCTTTAACTTTACCTATTTCTTTAAATACTAAAGTTAAATCTACAGGTTGTATCTGTTCCTCTACTTCATCTATTCTATCAATTAATTCTACTTTCAATGCAGATATAGTCTCTTTTAATGGTGCTAAATCTACAGTTTCATTTACCACAAATTCTTGATTTTCTATTTGGTCTAATCGTAAATTGAACTGGCCCCATGTATAGAACCCCCCTCCGATTGCCCCAATCACACCTATTAGTGCGGCATATGTACTAAGTTTTTCTACTATTTTCATCGTTTAAGTGCCTCCAGTTCAGCTAATAATCTTTGTTTTGTTTTATTTATGTTTAATAATTTAACTCTATGTATTTCTATAGGGTCATTATCTGTGTAAGAACTTAAAGATGTTCCTACATATATATCTCCAGAGTATGAAGATAAATCTATTTGTAAGAATAGCCCCATGTTTGTATTAGCATATATGTCTTTTGCAGAATAAAATGCTATTTGTTTATATGATTCGAGGCTATTCTCTTTAAAAAATAAGTCTTCTTTTGATAAGTTTTGAGTTGTTTCTTTTGTAACTTTAGCTATTTCTTTAGCTATCTTCTTTAAATTTTGTTTTAATTTTGTCTCTACCTTTGCAACATCTGTAGCAATCCTGTCCTCGGTGTCCACTTCTTCTCTTCCTTCCGATTGTACACTGTCTTCCTCTCCACTATCTTCTGGCTGTACTTCGGATTCCTCAGTGCTTTCGCTACTGGATTCTT